GTCGCGCTGGATGGACTGCTCCCACGCAACGTACCGGGGTATGCCAGTATGCTTGACCAACGCCAAGTCGCTCTGCTCCACATTTGCGTACGTGTGGCCGTGTTCAATGGCGGAGTAGACGGTGTGCGGCGGCACATTGAAAATGCGGCAGATTTCCGGCACCTGGAAGCGGCGGGACTCAAGGTGTTGTGCGTCCGCATTGCTCAAGCCAATAGCCTTCCACTCCATGCCGTTTTCGAGAATCGCCACCTGATACACGTTGTCGCCAGATTGTGCGGCGTGCCATTCTGCCTTAAGCCGCTTCAGATCGTCCTCGTCCTTGATAGTTTCGCCGGCCGGCAATTGAAGCACGCCACCCGGCTTGCCCGCGTTGCGATAAAACTTAACGCCGTGGTCTTCGCCTTGTTGTGCCAATTCGACGGCACGCCGGCACAGCTCGATAGGTGACGCGCCAATAACGCCATCAGTGGACAATCCGCGAAGATGGAAAATATCATCCTGCGTCAACGGAACCGACTCCCCAGTCGCTTTCCGAAACAGGTAGCCGAGCCGGCCGGAGTCGAGCGGGAACACCCGCATACGGTCCGGATGCAATGGAATCAGCTGCATGCCCTTCGGCCTCGACACCTTGGCCGCGTAGGCGTTGCCGCGCAAGGCAACGTGCCCCTCCATCATTTCGCGGAACTCGTAGGCCGTCTGCCACTGGTTCGGCTGCCGGTAGAGCACGCGGTACCAAGGATGTTCCGTTGCCTTACGTCGCCGGCCGTCTGCCGTTTCCTCCATGACGCGAAGCGGGAGCATTGCAACCAGCCGCGCGCGAACACCGACGCACGCAAATACCGCCGTCGTCTGCATCGCCGAATCGGCAGTGATATTGGTGCCGAAACTAAGAATCTTCTCATACCAAAAATCGTTTGTCGGTCCGGGCGTGCCTGCAACTCGAATCACGCGGAGGATTTTATCGACAATCATCGGCTATCCCTTCTTGTGTTTTGGCTTCGCGCCAGCGCGACCGCTCGCAACGGTAACGGCCGCGAATACGCCAACGAGGCCCGTGCCGACGAGTCCCGCCGGCGTGCCGGACATCCAGCAACCTGCAAGCACGGCGGCAATCGACAACAGAAACACCACGTCGACCATCAATTCAATCGCCTTCATATCGCCAATATCCTCCGTCGTTTCGGCGGTGTTGCCAATCGAGCACGGCTCATGGCAATCACCAATGCCGTAATGCCATCGATCTTGTGTTTCGACTTGTTTTTGCTCGGCTTGATGTTACCGTTCGGATCGGCCGGCGCAACGCAATGGCCGGCCATCCATGTCGCAACCGGGTTAGGTTCCGGCCGGAAATGCCGGTCGGCAATGAGCGTTTCCAGTAGCTTGCAAGGTGCATTCAAATGCGTGTAGTTCTGCGGCACCTCGACGGTATTCATACCGTCGTACTCTCGTAGATTCTTAATCAGCTCAAGGCTGTTGTACGGGTCGTAGCCTACCGCCTGGATATCGTAGGTATCTGCGAGACATCCGTCGTAATGCTCGCCGGTCTTGTTACCTTCGTCGTCAAGGATCGTGCCGGACAGTTCGCGGCGAATCGCTCCGTAGTCAACCGACCGCCCAGGCGTCGTGTTGATCCAGCCCGACTTGGCCCAATCGCGTAGGGGCACCCGCCATTCGTCTTCGTATCGCTTGAGGTTTTCTTCCGGAAACCAGAACCGCCAAGCGGCGTCGTAGTACACACCGACCCGCCACACCATGCAGAGAGCCGTCATGTCGCGGGTACGTGACAGGTCGATTCCGCAATTCGTCGCCATACCGAAGTGATCGGGTTGTTCCTGTTCGGAACATTCACGCCAACCGTCAACATCCAACCACGGGGCCTCGATCTCATCGACCCAGCGATTGCAAATGTACCGGATAAACTGCCGTTGCTTGCGTGGCGACTGTCGGGCCTCTTCGCATTTCGCTTTGAGCTTTGCAATCGTCGGAAGTCGGTAACCTTTACCGATGCTCGGGTTGGCTTCCTTCCAGCCGGCCGGATCGTCCCATTCACGCTCGGCACTTGCTTCCGCGATGAACGCAAAATGCGACATCGAATAGAAGTCGTTATTGGGATCAAGCAACGCCTTAGCGAACTCGTACTCTTCGTAACCAATGCTCAGCTTGTCATCGCCGGCCGTGGTAATCATGAGGAACATCGGCTGATTGCGTGCGATGTCTCCATACATTAAGGCGTTGAAAAACTGCCGGTCCCGCCATGCGTGCAGTTCGTCGACCAAGAGTAGGTGTGGGTTGGCGCCTTCAGCCGAGTCTGCGTCGGAAGAAATGGCCTCAAAGAATGAGGATGAGGACGCATGGACGATTCGTTTCTGCGAGTCAATCCGTTTGACCACCTTTGCCAGCGGCGAGAGCTTTGCCGCTCGGCTAGTCTTGCGATAGATGATGCTGGCCTGGTCGCGGTCCACCGCAGCAACGTAAGCTTCCGCTTCGTCTTCGCCGTCGGCCAGCATCATGTAAAGCGGCAGACCGGCAAGCAGGGTGCTCTTCGCACTTTTTTTTGCGGTTGTAATAAACCCTTTATCGAACCTACGGCGGCCGTCCCTTCGCTTCCATCCGAACAGCGGGGCCAACACATCACGGTACCACCATTCGAGAATACGAAACGGCTTCGTGCCGCCGCCCTCGTTGGGCAGAACCATGAACCGCTCATAAAACCGCTTGAGCCGTTCAGCCGCGTGAATGTCTGGATAGCAGCCGTCGAGCAATGCACGCTCATCGTTCGGATGGTCGAGACTCCAAGCCTTCGGCCAGCCGGCGTTGCGCGCGTCGATCTTCAGTTGTGCGAGCCGCTTTGTGCGGCGTGGTCTCGGCATGATTTCTATCCGCAAATCCCAAACTCGGCCAACGGATCGGCATCGCCAACCCGTTCAATGTGCAGCCTTGCCCGCGACGTTGGCGACAAGCCAAGTTCTGCAAGACATTGCATCAGTTGTTTCTTAAGCATGGACTCAAGGGACACGTAAGGTGACATATAGGGCTGGCCTGCCGTCGTTGACTCGACCACAACGCCATCTTCCTGCCTGATTTTAGTTTTGCTCTTCGAGGCAATCACGCTTCCATATTTCTGCACGCTTCGCCTCGCCTCCAGGTATTCGCTCCACGTATCGCAGTACAACGTCATCACGGCAACGTCGCTGCGAAACAGCAGGTCCATCTTTCGCAGCGTCACACACAACCACTCCCACGTTTCCCGGGCAACCGCGTCCAGGTGTGCCGGCATCTCCGGTTCACCCGGCGTTGCAACCGGCTCTTGCTTCAGTGGCCGTTTTCCCGGGTTGCCATCAGCCCGCTTCTTCGCTGCGGGCTTCGGTTTAGGCCCTCGAATTCCCATTGCTACCACCTATTGGCTCAACGGCACTCGGCCGAACTTCGCAGTTTTGCGACTATGGCACCGCTTGCAAAGGCTTTGCAAATTACTGTAGTCCAACCGTAGCGAATCGTTTTTGCCGCGGAATGGTATCTTGTGATGCACTTCAACCGCGAACTCAACATCGCCATTCTTATCACACTCCTCGCAGAGCGGGTCGGCCGCGAGCTTCCGTTCTCGCAGCCGTAGCCACTCGTTGTCGTAGCCTCGTTCGGTTCGCGTGCCGCGTTGCTTGTCTCGCTCTTGCTTCGATTCCCGCGTTACCTTGGCCCTGGTCCAACCGCAAACGGTGCAAGCCGCGTCAGGATCGTCATCGACGGTCCCAGGGCAATCGGGCTTCGGGCATGCACGCGGAAAACTCACGGGGCAACTACCTCAAATTGAAAATTGCGGATCCTTGTTTGCGCCGGTGTGGAACTGGTCGTTACGGTTACGGTTACGGTGTACGGCGAATTGGCCACGAGGTGCCCGCTGATGAGCATTTGCACGGCCTCGCCTATGTCTACCGACTGACCGGAAATGGTCAACGCGGCAGCACTCACCGCCGCACTGGCTATCGTTAAATCGCTCGTCGTTTTTTCCGTTGCCGACACGACTGACGCGAGCGTTTCGCCGGAGTCAAGCACCTCGGCAAACGAACACGACGCAAGGAACGACTCACCGACAACGGCGGTTGGAATTTCTGGAGCCGTAATATCTTTGCTCATATCAGTTGTCTCCCGGCATGGTCA